CTGCAAGATCCAAACCACCATAACCCGTACATAATGAGCCTATTTTCACTGATGTCCCCAGCCCGTGCCCTTAAAGCTGACACCGGGCACGCCATAGACTTGGCGCATCGTATGACCGCAACATAAAGGCGCTACGTTTTCACCTATTGGCGCAGTAACTTCATACCGGATATTGCAGCTTATACACTCATACTCATACGCTGGCATCTTTAGGCTCCTCCACCATACAAACGCCTATAACGCCGCACTTAGTGCACTGCAACGTTTTAACGTATGGCGGTAGGTTATCGGTAATAATCCGCTCGATCTGATCTGTAACCTTTTTACACGGTCTGCACTCGTATTTGTATATCGTCATCCTTTACACGCCTCGCATAACCATAGTAAGACCTCACCGCCGGTATCTACGACCGTACGGCCGTTATCCGGACTGCTCTCTTTATGGCATCCGTCGCATATGGCCGTTACTCTGCTCGTTACATCGCCGTTATCGTGTATCGTCGTAGCTATTCCAGCCTTAATAAATGTCATTTCGCCCATTATAGTTTTACCGCCTTATCTATGTGTAGTAGCGCTATCTCTTTATCGATCGCTGGACCGTTTTCCATTGTGTTAGAGGGTAAGCGCTTAGTAGTCCAAGTAACCGTTATTTTGCGTAGGTTGAACGCGTATATGCCGTTAGGCGTTGAGTTGATGTAAAAGGGAGTAAAGCCCAGGTGATTAGCGCGAGCCATTAGAGACTCGTACTTATCCTTTTCCAGTATCAGCTCGTCATAGTGAGTATGCCGGCATTTAAGCTCGATCGTGAGCCTATACCCGGTACTCGTAGCATCGATGTACTCGTACTCGTGCTCTGACTTCTCAAGATCCTCTAAGTACGTGGCCTTGATGTAGTCAAAGAGGCCCTGCTCGGTCATTGTTGAGGTTTCCATTTACCATCACTACCTATTACGTGCCATATCGGGTCACACTGTTTATCGCGTGCTCGCTCGGTGCACTTATATGCGGCCCACTCTTTACCGGTCTTGGCGCTAGTACCCTTAGCCCATACCATCGTGCCGTGCACGCATCTAGGCGCTGCCTCAGGTAATACGCCGCCTAAGCCCTGCTCGATCGTCTCGATCGCTTTACCCAGCGTAGGTATATCATCGGCTACAAATTTAGTAGTCCAGTAATCGGGCTCAGCTGCAGCGGTCTCTACCTTTTGCATATCCTGTACGGTAGGCCGGCCGCCCTCACTTGGCGAAAGTAGGCCGATAACTCTACCGTAGGCGCTTGTAAATGTGTCCTCGATAAACCATTTTTTCATATTTTGCGGATATGTCGCTACGTTACCAAAAGCGTAATCGACGGCGCTAGGAAACGTATCCATATACTCTCTATACGCCTCAGCTCTTACTAGGATCGTACCCTTTTCTAGGTTTATGTCCTCTATAAAGGCAATCAAACGGCCCTCTGGAAACTCTGCTCTAAAACGCTTGATGCGAGTGTTTACATCCTCGTAGTTATCTAAAAATCCCATTAGATTAGGCTCTTATCTTTAAGAGCTTGCACGATAGCCCGGCCTCGTAAGTAGCCCTCGCCGTGCCCTTGTCGGTATCCCAATGTATAAGCGGCTTTAATAAACGCCGCCATTATCCCAGTAATTGTAATTATGATTATAAAGTCTGCACTGTTCATATATCGCCCTTTGTTAAGGCCGATGAGGCTACTACCCGAGTAGCCCTCTCGGCGTTTGTCGTATCAGTATGAGGGCAGATACCGACATAAGGCAACTAACGCGCTAGGCGTGTCTCGAGTAATATCTCGTATATCTTGTCGATCTTGGCATCCATACGCTCTTGCCTTACCTCGATGTGATCGATCCGACCGCGTAGGTTATGTCCACCGTTACCATCCGGCTTAAGCTCTGATAGGTAATACTTTACAAAATGCCGGATAAGCCCAGCTCCTAAGCCCAAAATAGTAAAGCTCCCCAAAGCTATACCGATTACGAGCTGGGCCTCCTCCATTACTTAGCTCTTACTCCGAGCTGGTCCTCGGATGGTTGCAGAGCTTTAAGTAGAGGTCCAATTAGCGCAGCTAAAAAAGCATTAGCTAGTATTTTAGGATCTGTAATACCGGAAATATAGAGCGCTCCGGCGCAAGCTGCAGCGTGTCGTAGGTAGGACTTACCGGCAGCGATAAATTGTTCTTTCATTGTTACTCCCTAGTGCCCTTAAGGATTTGTCTAACTATAAACCTAAAGTCTCGATTAAGGCTTTAGCCTTGGCCGGTTTTACTTCCACTTCCCAGTGCATCTCGTCGGCCCGGTTCTTGAAATCGCCGCCCCACTTAAGGCCGTATTTCTTAGATAGAGCCCGGATCATTGGTACCTTTTCAGCTGGAAACGTGCCACGCTTACCTAGAGGATGTTTAGTAGCGTTAAGATCGATAGCTGTACCGGATGAGTGGCACGATAATTTATCAGTCGTACCGCGTACCATCCTAAAAGCGTAAGCCCAATCGTCAAACGTGCCCTCATCGATGGGCTCAATCAGCTCGTGAAAGTCCGCAGCGAAGGCGGCTAAGAGTGGTCCCACACTCTCAGCGCACCTTAGCTTACGATCCGTACCCCTTACCGGGTAGGACTTTATTTTGATCTCATCCGGATCTTTTGAGGCTGGATAGCCGTTATAGCTCTTTAGCATTATGAAAGTAATAAAGCCGCTTCATCGGCAGTAATGCCGAGGCGATCTAGTAGGGCTTGCTTTTGTGCAGCTTTATTTTCTTTATCAGCTATTAATTGCGCCTGTACTTCAAGCCATAAATTATCTAAAGTAGCCTTTGATGGTTTTGGAGATTCGTCTAGCCAAGTAAGCCCAGTATAATCATCACCATCAAGAATCCACTCTTTACCAGCGTACTTAGACATTAAAATAAGCGTGTAATCTATCATTATGCACCTATCTCCATTACTGTAATGGTTGATACTGTTCTAGCATATGCAGCGGAATCGACGTCTCCGATTGAGCGATTGACTGCAACCGTTTGACCATTTACATTTGATAAAACTTGTATTTTGTAAGTGAGTGCCGATGTCGTAGCGGGCGAGTCTAAATGTGATACTGCCCCGAAGTTCATCTCGGAACCACCTGATGCAACAAAAGCGCCAAATGATGCTGCCGTGCGATTGGATACGCTAGTACCGACCGCTATCGCCGTCGAATCTCTTACTAACCGACCTATTATTGCACAAGCCGCCGCTGTACCTTGTCCCGATACATTTGCAATTACCAAAATTGTACTCGTTGCCGATGATGGCGTAATGGATACACTTAATCCAGTCACATCCGCAAAAGTGCTACTTGACATTGTAAAAGGATCTGTTTTCGTTGTCGATACTACTTGCAAAACTTTACCTCCGCCGGCTGGAGCTGCCCATTTAATACCGGTCGCGGCTGTTGAGTCTGCCGTAAGCACGTGTCCATTTGTACCGACCGCTAAACGAGCCGGAGTATCATTAGCTGTAGCCGCGATCAAATCACCTTTAGCATCGACTATAGAATTTTGAATAGCGTTAGAGTCATCTTGCGCAACCCAGCTAAAGTCCATATCGGTACCTGAGGCTTTAGCTAGTACCTGTCCGGTAGTGCCGCCTTTAAGATCCAGTAGTGAGGCATCGATAGAATCGCCAAGCGCCTCGATGGCCGTAGCGCCATCCTTAACTAGGTCGGTCGATGTAGGTACCGGCCATCCAAAATTAGGTGTAGTAGTTGCCATTAAGTTAAACCTCCAAAAGCGTTCTGCCATATAAGAGTAGCATTTACACCGGTCCAAATTAGGGATGGTGGCGTAACTGTTGCCCACTGTGGCGCGACCAGTGAGAAATCTGTTGGGCTGAGGGTAAGGGTAAGATCCACGTATGACGGTGTAGCCTTTATAGCGAACCCCTCGACAAAGCCATTAAATGAGCCATTAAACATATTGATCGGTAGATCGTTAATTACTACCGGCTCCCCAAAAAATACGTCTATGAGCTTATCTCGTTCGGCATCGGGGAGTTGTGAGTTATCTAGTCTAAAAGTAATGCTCTGTAGCTGCTCTCGAGGGATGGCTCTTAGGCCTAGTTCTCGGTTCATAAGGATATTTACGTCGGATAGGTTATGGAGGTTAGTCGTAACGCTACGCTGATAGCGACCATAGTTAGCGATCGAGGTAGCATCGAGGGCTGTAGCTTGATTAGCGTAGTTATTACCATAATTAAATATTAGGGAGTTACGAATTTTGCCTATCTGTAGGATCGATTTAACAGTAGACGGCGTAGCGTAATTAGCTGATATTGTCGTATATCCGTTAGTGGTTAGGTAGGCAGTACGGTGGTCGGTATCGGCGTAACACACTCGCCCGGCCTTATCCTCGTATATCTGCCCTTGTGCGCTTTGTGCAATTTGAGCGCATAGGTTATAGCTGCTCGCCGGCTCAGCTGTACGAGAGATCATCTCGTACAGGCCGGGCTGATCGATCTCGCCTAAGCCTACGTTTTCTGCATTAGCCCACGTAGTCGTAGGGTCGTAGTCAAACCATTGTAAAGCCGGTGCTACCTCAAACCACGAGTTAATAAGTAGCTCGTTAAGAATGTCGTAAATCTGATTGCCGTCCTCGTCCTTAGCCAAGGCATCCGGGAAAAGAGCTTTAGTGAGCTTAGCTAGAGATCCTACGGCCAATATATTACCGATTGTTATAAACCCGATCTCCTCCGGCGAGCGCACCGATATACCAAAATCTGACACCTCACCGCCAAAAACGGGCACATAAACCCCGGCGCTATTCTTAAGCTCGAGGGTAAGGCTGTCGGTTACATCTATATCAAAGGCCGAGTTATTTAGATTTACTATCTCCATACGAGCGTAGCCAGCGTTGCACTGTAAATCGATGTCATCTCGACCCGTAGCCATATTAACCGATAGCACGTTATCGTAAACGGTGGTCCCTACAATGATTTTCCACTCGGGTAGCCAAGTGCTCATACCGCGTAGACCCCTGATCCTCGGGCTACCGAGGTGCCTCTGTAAGTTGATTGGTTCAATATATCCTCGACGGCTCTAGCGATAGCCTCCGGATCTCCTACCCCTGTATTTACCGTTATCTCTACACTTTGAGCTGGAGCGACCATACTAGGGTTAAAGCCGTAACCGCTGTAAGCCGGGCCTAGCGTAGGCGCAGGTGCAAAAGTAGTAGGAGTTACACCGGCTACGACTCCAGCGCCTAAACCGCCTAGCGGTCCTAGCTTTAGATAATCGCCCGGGTTATTAAATTGTGGAGGAGTTGCAGCGGCGGCTTTTACCCCTGTTAGAGCGGCTAGATAAGCATTGAGGGAGTCGAGGCGTGCCTTATCTGCAGCTGCTTGAGCCTTGGCTACTCGATCGATCATCGATAGCTCGCTGGACTCTAATAATAGGTTAGCTGTACTAGCTGCGCTTGAGGTCTTACTGATAGAGGCTAGGCGTGCTATCTCTGTAAGCTGGATCTGTACGCGCTCGTTATATGACTCTTTAGCTGCAAGTCCACCAGCTGCAGTAATGGCGGCGTTATACTTCTTAAACGCCTCCTCACGTGCCAGCTCTTTATTACCCTCGGCCATTTTGCTATCGTTAATGACTCGTAGCTCTGTAAGTAGCTGTTTATTTAATGCCTCAAGGGTAGCGCCGCTAATTTCCTCAACACCGGCTAAGCGCTGCATATCGGCGTTTTTCTGGAATTTAGCGAGCTCGTCAATTTTCTTAAGAGCTGCCTCGCCTTTATCCTCCTCGATGAGCATAAGCGCCTCAAGGCGTAGTTTAGTCTCTTTGTCGTAGGTAGCTCTAAGAGCTGCAGCTATAGAGATCCGGGTATTATCAAAAACGGCGGCAGCCTTAGTTAAAGCTAGTTTTGCTTTTTCTGCCTTGGCTGACTTAGCGTTAGCTGCTGCTAAATCTTTAGCGCGTTTGGCGGCAGCTGCCTCAGCTTTTTTACGTGCCGCATCGTTAGGATCTACAAAGGTACCGCCGAGAGCTGAGCTCGGATAGCCGCCCATACCGGCTGGTACGGCCTCTTTTCCAAACCTGCGAAAGAACTCTCCGAGCTGACCAAACATACTGCGCTTGAGGATCTCCGGCCATATTTCAGTAATGTATTTATCTACTCCCGGCAAGCTCTTAAATTTTGCGATCAAGGTAGATATACCGGTGATTACTTCAGCCGTATACGTAGCTAGATCCTGCATCCCATCGGCTAAGGGTTGGATCGTATTACCGTCTCCGGCTAATAATGACAAACTTTCCATTAAACTTTTACCGATTGTTTCGGTAGCCTCACCTGCAGCGTTAGATAAAATGCCCATTTTGCCGGCGTAAGTATCAAGGTAAGCGGCATTAGCTCCGGAAAATTGGTTATTAAGTTTATCCTGTACGTCGGCAAATTTCATCGTCTTAAGCTCGGCTTGAGTCAAGCCTAACGAGTATTTACGCAAGCCTCGAGTCTGCCCTACGTAGGCTAGTGATAAATCATTTACGACGGTCTCATAAGCGACTCCGCTACCTGCACTTATGTCTAAAGCTTGAGTAAGTAGCTCTGTTGATTTAGCCACTGAGCCCGTAGTGGTCAAAAGTTTCTGCATCGATGGACGGAGCTGATCGTCGGTCACACCTGAGGCGTGAGATATCTGAGATATAAACTCCTCGATGCGTGGAGTCTCAAAGGCTAAGCCGAGATTTTTTACCGATATTGCTAAACGTGATGCGGCCTTTTCATCCTCGACAAAGGCTTTAACGGCAGCCTTACCGAATTGAGATATTTTCTGCACGCTAAAGGCAGCGGCGAAAGTAGCGCCTAATTTTTTAGCGCCTTTTTCAAAGGCTCCAATTTGTTTAGTACCTTTAGTTAGAGCTTTACCGTCAAAGGTCGTAACCGCGCTTACGACTAAACTAGGTAGGGTTGCCATTATGCGGCCTTTCCGTATCGGCCTTGATTAAAGGCAGCGATCGTTTTCTCTATAGCGCGTATGACTGCCGCTTGAGCTTTACCCTGATCCTCGTGCCACGCTCTAAAGATCATACGACCGCGCTCCTCGCGCTTATTGCCATAGAGAGGACCCATACGATTTACAAAATGCTCACCGGCTCCTGGGTTATTTGATCGATAGCCTTTACGGGATGTGGTCTCGGCGCGGCCGGCTGTCTCATAGATAGATCCGGCGGCAGATTTATTACCTACAAAGTAAAGAGCCCTCCAGCCGTTGCGATTCTTTTGACCGCCGGACTGTGAGTAGTAAATACCTTTTTTTACTGTAGCGTGATCATAAAGCGGAAAGAGCCTTACCCGGCCCTCCGTGTTAAAGTTTCTAAAAGCCGAGTTACGAGCTGTAATAGTTTTACCTACCGTGTTTTCATTCCACGCATAAAGGTTATCCGGCTGAGGTGATGGAGCATATCCTCTAGCCTTGTCACGTAACGGGATCATTACTGCCTTAATCTCGGCGTTCATCTCTTTAAGTAATTCCGGATCTACTTTACGGATGGCCTTGATAGTCTGCTTAACGCCTCTTACTTCTATTGGCATATTGCTCGGCCTCCTTAGCTTGATCGTTTAACACTTGTATTAACATCTTATACATCTCTACATCGAGATCGAGCACCGATTGAGGCGAGATCCCTAACCGTATAGATAGCTGGGCTACCTGATAGGTTAGGGAGTCTCGCCCTAATCTAAAGGTTCGTCGTCGAGTACTTCCACCTTAACTAGAGTATCTAAAAATTCCGGTCCAAAAGGTTTAACTACTACCCCTGCCATTTTGAGGCACTCGTGCGCCAAAAAATAGAGATCGGTCTGTTTAGAATCCTCGAGAAAAGCTCGGTGAAAGCCTTTCTTTACGTGCAATTCAAAGGCATATTCAATACGCGGCGTAATTTGATGCTCGGTAACCTCGCCGGTAACCCTTGTTATTTTGAGTTTTGCCATTTTTTGCCCCTTTTCTAGTTAGTTATGGTGTTACGTCTACGACGATAGGTGAATTACAAGTAAATGTAATCGATTGGCTACTGATGTCTCCGACAGCGCCGTTAATATCTGTAGTGTTGTTTACCAAAATTGTACTTTGGTACTCAGGATTTGTTGTAGATACGGCTGCGCTTGTCTGCTTAAGTGTAATAGGCACTGTTGTACCCCACGCAGCTTGAAGTGCAGCGCGTACAGATCCGGCACCGGATGCTGCATTATCGTTTAGAAAATCTAGGGTAATGGTTGAAGTTTCCAAACCCTTTGTAAATTTCCTTGAACTGTCCCCCATCGCACTGATTTCAAGTTCTTCAAAAACTCTGTTAATTGTTGCGCTAGTAACATTTGCTGAGAGGTCTACCGAGTTCAGGGTTACGACCACTCCGTTGGATAAGAATATGGCCATTAGCCTATTCCTCGCTTTCTGTAGTTGGTGTTGTTGTTGGTGTTGCTTTTGCTACTTTGATCGGTGCAGGTTCATCTACGATCTGTCCGATCTTTCGCAAAAACTTTAGGTCATCCTCTGTATATGGCATTTATTAGCTCCAGCTCGTTAGTACGGATATGTCAAAACTGGCCGTAAGCAACGTACCGCTCTGTACTTCAAGTACTGAGGGAGCCGACATACCGCCAATATTCATTACAATATTTGATGCTGTAAGTTTATTAAAAACTGCTACCGCTAAAGTTTCGATACCGTTGAGGTTTCCGTGATTGTCCAGCATCGGCACTGTCATAATAATTTTAAGGTTTGCTAATGGAGAGATACTTGCATAAGAGTTATTACTCGGAGTGATGTATTCGTCTGCCGGAGCGACAATAACGCTGTTGGCCGTGATTGTTGGCGGTGGAAAACTGTAGGTATTCCACACGTTCGCATTAGCTAAAGCTGTAGCGAGTGAGGCTCGGAGTGTAGTTATCGCGGCTGGCATCTATCCGACCATACTTCCAGGGGTTTGGTAGCCCGAAATGAGCCCTCGAATTTTTCCGATCATTGAGTTACCCATTCGATAAGGCGACGGGCTAAATCCATCGATCGTTACTCCACCGGTTTGTGATACTTGGCGAGCTTGGAAAATATCGACTGCAAGGATCATCGCTGCCTCACGGATAGCCGGAGTCGTAGCGTATGAGTTTGTCTTTGTATCTGCTCCTACGGCCGATCCATAAGGTAGTACGCGCTGAAAATTAACGTTAGCTCCAGTTTTGGCAAATTGGATAAAGCTGTAACCGTTAGGCCAATTAAAGTAAGTGTTATTCCATACGATCGATGGTAGTTGCGATGTAGTGCCAGCTGACCAAGGGATCGTACCGGTGATCGTGTAGGTACCGTTAAAGGTTGAGCCGCATCCACTCAAGGTTACAGACTGCCCGGTAGTAAAGATCATAGGGTTAGCGACCATTGCAGTAATTACATTATTTTGTAGCGTAACGCCTACTACCGGAGCTGAGGCGAACCATAAAAACTGATTAAGGAGATCCTGCGCCGTTTGGCAGCACGTCTCGACTATATCGCTTGAGTACAGGTTTTCGATTCCGAGGTTAGCTCTTAACTCGGCCTCGGTGACGTAAGTCGCTGGCATCTATGTACTCCAATCTTAAAAGAGGCCGGTAGGGCTCAAAGGGCTAAGAGCCCTACCGACTATTAGTTTTTTGCTTATGCCTTCAAGTATCTAACGATACCGTTAGGCATTTTTGCGATAGTTGCCATAAAGCCGTAGATCGCTACCTGTACTTGTAGGTTAGATACGACGTTTACGCTCATATAAGCCTGTGGGCTACGGTAAACCGTGAAAGCCTCAGGTGCCAAAATTAGAGCTGACGAATCATCCACTGTGGTCTCTGTGAAGTTCTTGTCTACGTAGAGATCAAGTCCTAGTACGTTACCGCGAATAGACTGTGGGCCTACCTGTCCGGCTGCGTTCATTGGCTGGATAGCGTTATAGATTGGTCGCTTTGTGGTATCTGTTGCGCCCATTAGTAGTTGCCATTGTGCGGCATTACCTACGTAATTCTGCGCAAAATAACCTGTGTTTTTGTAGATAGCGGCTGCAGCTTGTGAAGTAAACGCAATAACTCCATCGCTATCAGCTGTTGTAGGTGTCGAACCTGTACTAGCTGTTAGTAGTGCATTTACTACGGCTGTGTCGATAGTAGTTAGGTATGCGTTCTGTAACTGCTGTGTCAATTCCGCATAAAAATTTGGATCTGATCGCTCGAGGAGTTCGATACTAATGGTGCCCATACCGGAGTACTTCTGTACGGTTCCCGTTAGATACGCGCTCTGCATATCTGTATTCGATACTGCGCCGTTTTCTGCTTCTACTGTAACGGTTGGCGCTATGCCTGTACCGCCGCCAGCTGCCGTAACAAGTGAGGGCACATTTATGGTCATACCCTGTGCCGGTAAAACGCCTTGAGAACAAGCATCAATCGCAGGTGTACCAAAACGTGTATTAGTTACAAATTCTTGTAGGTACTGAGTAGGGTTAAACGCTGGGTTTCCAGCAAAATCATCGGCTGCAGTTACGTAGAGCTTTGATTCATCGCTACCTAGTGCAGCTTTGATTTTGTGCTCTGTATATGTAGCCATCGATGTAATAGGTGTACGGACTCGCTGAGAGTCAAGTACTGATGGACGGATGATCTTACGAGCTGCCTCGACTTTTTCAGCCTCGGCCGGTGCATCTACCGGAGTATCGTCCGGTGTATTTTCTGGGGCTGTAGTCACAGCTTCCTCACTTTCGGTTTCTGTTTCGGTTTCGATCTCTACGATAGTCGTAGAAATAGTAGTAGTTTTTTCTTTTGTACTTGTTGCAGCTTCTAACTCTGCACGTGCCGCCATAATCTCATCAACGGAAGCGCTAGAAAATGCGGCGCTCTCGACGAGCGACACCTCTTTGAGGACGGCCGCCGTGACGAGCAAGTAATCTCCCATCGGCTTAGAGGCAGTTACATCCACCCCTACGGATAAGCCGCTTACGAGATTTTCTTGCGCAAGGAGTAAGGCATCCTGTCCTCGGCTGCTCATACTCAAACGAAAGGAACCATAAACGCCAGCGGTAGAGTCGCTAAAGCTGATAGCTCGTCCTACCGGTTTGTCTTGTTGATGCTGCGCTAATAATTTTATTTTCTCTGCATCGGGAATAGCAATAGAGCCGCGCTCAAACATTACGGGCCCTGCACTTGTATGTCCGACCTCGCCATATGGTGCAACAAGGCCCGATACGATCCGGCGCTCTGTATCTGCAGCTTGAATTTCTTGACTAAACGTTAGTAGCACTTGCATCTCCTAGCGGTGTGAGTGATTCCATCTCTCGAGCTTGATCTACATCGATCAAATTAAGGTTTAACATTTTTTCGATAACATCTAAACGTTCTTTTGCATCGACACGTAAAAACGTATCGTCGATCGCAAAACGCACCTGATTTTGACTATTTGTTATATCGTTCATTGAGAGCCTGTCCTCAATAGCTGAGATATAAGGCTGTAGTGAGTACGCTACAAATTCTTTACGTCCATCTAAAATATTTTGGTACGTCATAGAGTTATTCATATCAGCACTGAGTAGGTAGCTCGGGACGTTCATCGCGCGGCTAATTTCCGTAGCGAGGTACTGCGAGGCTTCCGTGTACATCATATCCTTAGGACTAAAGCCGATATTTTCTGCAGTGAGAGTAGAGGTCAAATATGCGGTACTGCGATTTTTTCTAGCGGAATTCCATCCAGCTAATATGCCTTGGATCTGTGTCTCGGGTAGATCCGCACCATTATTTTTCAATATAGTGGTAGCCATTGGTGTCGCGGCAGATACCGCGCTCGCTCTTTGTATATCCCACGCCGCTTTAATTGTAGTACCGGCTGTTTGTAATACTCCTGGTATTAACGATTGAAAAGTAACAAGGGAACCGATACCGGCCATTGGTACAAGGTTGCCGTCGATAAAATAATCTTTAATTTCTGTACCATATTGGTTAGTGGTATATGTAACGCGATTATTAGCGACCCACTCAAAGCCGGATGGTCTTCCGTCATCAGCATACAGAGAGGTCACTCTCCAGTACGCAACGGAATAGAAAATTAAACTATCAACGGTTGCACTGATCGTAACGCTACGAGGCTGGCGTATATCCGGCTGTTCTAGCCATACCGGAGATCCTAATTTTTCACCCGTTGATTTTTTATAAAGTGCAAGATCGATCGATGAGATAACTCCCGCGATGAGGTTTCTGCAGCGACTAACGCTGGCAACCTGTAAAGCAAAATTACGATCGATACCGATACCGTTATAACCAAAAGCTGAGTTAGTGTTAAACGATCCATACCCGTAAGTGGTATCCATAACCGCCGGGGCATACTGAGCCTCGATAGTCGGCTTAGCAGCTGACTTAAAGCCTAGAGTTTGTAGTAATCCCATAAAGCGCATTTTCCCATATTGTCAAGCATAAATACGGCTATAGAGCGCGTGTCTAACTGTATACTTTAGCCTCACCTATTGGCTGGGTAAGTACGTGTACGACCATACTTAATCCGATTGCAATATCTACCGGTCCGGCTGATTTCCTCCGTATGATTCTCCAGCTCGCATCGCTTTCTTTAGCGGCGCAGTTAGCCATAGAGGTAACGAGCTCATCTTGGCCCGAGTGCACGAGCCGCTTATTACTGAGAGCTTCATAGAGGTCTCCCGATGCCTGATACCCCTTAGTGCCGGATATGTCGAGGATCTGTATGCCGTTTACTTCAAGGCGTTTGGCTATTGAGGCGGTCGTATATTTGTCGTAGGCCACTTGGCGCGGATAGTAAATTTTGGCCCACTTGGCAATCGCATTAGCTACAAAGAGCTCATCGATGGATACGTCCGAGTGGAATATCTCGAGCACGGCTACGCCTATGCGGCCATCGGCAAGGACTTGGCCCATTACAAGCGATCCATCGCGTCTCGACGGTGCCACGTCAAAAGCGAAAATAGTAAGAGGCCCGGGTACGAGCTTAAGATCCTTATCGCCGGCCTCCTCGACTGACATATGGGGCCAAGGTGATTGGCTACTGCTCACCCATTGACAAAGTAGCTCGGTTTTCGTAGTTTCGATTGGCTGAGTAGCTACTGCCTCCTCAAGCGCCTCCTCGGTGACGGTATAGCCAAGTGCCGGGTTAGCCATCGCCCACGCATCGCGGTCGGTGATCTTGGCAAAAGGTGGAGCTGAGTATTCGTAGTAGCCAAAAGATTTAGGCGGTGTACTTCTCGCACGCTCGACTAGATCGTTTAGAACTGTACTAAAACTATCTCCGGCATTTGAGCATAAAAGGGTTTGAGCATTGGGCTTAGCGCGTGTTGTAGGGGTTGCAGCTCTAAAGCCCTCCTCCGAGATTTCACGGATCTCATCGACGAATAATAGGCTGGCGCTACGTCCTCTTGAACCGTCACGAGTCGCAGCTACTACATCTAACCGATGCCCGTTTTTAAGCTCGATCGACTCGGTGCCATTGGCGTAACGGATCTGTTTTACCTGCCGGCCCAGCTCATCCGAACCCTCAATCGCGTAGGCCACTTGCCTAAAGGTCTCTAAAGCCATCGATCTATTAGAACTCATAATGAGCACGTTAGGGCTATCAAATAAATACATATGCCCTAATATCATCATACGCGCGAGGTGAGTTTTACCCTGTTGGCGAGCGCATAAAACGAGGTTTGTTTTCCGGATAAACATATTATCGTCATCCACCGAGGTCATATCTCGAATTACAAAATCTTGCCAAGGCATAAGCGGTAGGCCGATGCTATCTGCCAGCTGCGCAATCTCATCGCCTCGGTTTTTACCTCCGAGGTAGGGACTATGTAAACGGGGCTCAGTAGCCCCCATACGGGCCGTTTTCATTTGGGTCATAGTATGACTAATCCTGTTCAGTTTGGCCCACACAGGGACCGCTAGGGACTGTACCAGTGGTCATTGGGGAGGTATAGGTCGGTAAGGCAGGGGGGGTAGCCAAGCGTGCTAAAAAAACGCCCTGTGAGCGTGAACCCTTGCTTGAATTGCATCGTTTACAGCACGCGACCATATTCTCAAGGCTAATAGGGTCTCCTCCAGCTTTGATGCTTACAATGTGATCGACGGTATAAGCATCCTGACCGCAGTAGTAGCACGTATATCCATCCCTTGATAGGACTACTTCACGCTGCGCTTTGTACTTACGTGTCAGCCTAGGGTCTCTACTACCGTGCACCATCAGTAATGACCAGTCTTTTTATGATATTCCAATGCTTTACAAGGTGTGAGATACCTATGCTTTATATACTTCAATCCTAAATCCATTTGGATATATGGATCTTTAGCCTTGAGCTTAAGTAGCTGGGGTATCCCGTATGCAGTGGACTTAGGGTTATCTGCTCGAGGATTCCATCTACTCTCTTTATTCCATAAGAGCTCTAAGCATCGATACTGTTTAGCATCCTTTAGCTTTATATGTGCATAGAGTTTGTAGTTATTTACATCTCTTGCAGTACTTACCGCCGTAGCTGTAGGGCTATTGACAAATAGCAATAGACCGGCCAATAGCACCAAACATCCCATACGAGCTATCCGCCTCAGCGGCTCGTCTGCGAGTGTGGAGCGTAGCCTATATGTCAAATACCTTGCAAATATGTGGATAACTTGAGCGTGGTTAGAGCGTGTCCTCCACAGCTTTAAGGTGCCTGTGGATAACTCCTGTGGATAACTATTCATTTGTATCCCAATCGCTAGTCAGTAACTCAAGAGCATATTTAGCTTGTTGAGGTACTACACCATTACCTAATATTTTTATCTGTTGAGTCCAGCTAATATCAACATCCGTAACCCAACCTGGTATCAAACCCATCATATACTCAACAAACTTAGCGCTTACTCTGCCTTTATCCAATGTAGCCGGTACATCTTGCAAGTGCATATGAGATCGTGGAGTAAATCGCTGCCCCAATCGCGGCATTTCCCCGTCGTATGACTCGCATTTACTACTGGAGTCGAAAGTAGAGCATTTGGTAACTGTATGTCTCTCTTGGCTTTTCCCTTGTGGTCCCTCGCCGTTGGGGTAGGCAAGGACAAATAACCTGGCTCTTTGATGCGGTGCGCCGACATCGGATGCTCGTACAAGTTGCCATTTTGCGTCATACCCGATGGAGGTAAGGTCTGCGAGAACTTCCTTAAAACCGAGGGTGAGATGCCCTCTAACGTTTTCCAAAATAATGTATTTTGGTCGTAATACGCTAGCTGCTTTAAGAACGTATGGCCAAATATGTCTTTCATCTGTTGCCCCTTTTCTTGATCCAGCATTACTAAAAGGCTGACAAGGATAGCCAGCGGTGAGTATCTCTATAGGTTCGACTTCATCCCAGTCTATAGCTTTAATATCGCCATAGTTAGGTATATTAAAGTGAGCCTTAATTACTTTTGATGCGTATTTATCAAACTCAGCACACCAAACGGTCTCCGCGTTAAAGTGTTCCTCTACTGCAAGATCCAAACCACCATAACCCGTACATAATGAGCCTATTTTCACTGATGTCCCCAGCCCGTGCCCTTAAAGCTGACACCGGGCACGCCATAGACTTGGCGCATCGTATGACCGCAACATAATGG